GCCCTCGGAATGCATGAAATTCGCGTTAGGTTTATGTATATGTTGAATTGGCATTGTTAAATCGGTTGGTTTGGACCAACCAAAGTACGCTGCTACCATATTTAAACCACGGAAAAACCATCCAATACCTGCAGCAAAGTCTCCAATCACTGGCACATTTGATAATGATGTAGCTATCTGAGACACGCCTGCTGAAATTTGAGTAACGGGACCAGTAGTTTCACCTTCTTTGGTATCTCTAATAGATACACCCGGAGTGACACCTGCTGAACCGCTTACGTTCTTCGTTGTTTTATTGTGTTTCTTGACTGTCTTTGAATCAAGTCTTGATCTACCTTGAGCCACGTTACCGGAGTGACGTGTAAGAGCAGGCCCACTAACGGGTACTCTCCACTTGGGGTTGATCATACGACCAAATACTGAAACAGTACAATTCGCACCAGTAAAACCTTCCTTATACTTTGAAAGCACAAACACTTCCACCTTTCCAATTCTGAGATCCGTTTGATCTTTCTTATACAGGTCTAAATATTCAGACCAAAATGTATACGGTATTTTAAGAGTAGCACTATGTGACTTTCCTAAATTTAGTATAACATGGGGATAAGTAGTCAAAGCGGAAAACCATCTGTTAGAATGATGTAAAGCATCAACTTCTGCAGCTAAAGGATTCCAAGTTACGATGAGAGCACCTTGAGCAAATGGTGTAGCATTTACTTTCAGTTCAATCTCAAAATCACTCTGTAAATATCTAAAGTTTCCTAACTTGTCTCTCAAAAATGCACTTGTATCAAGCAATTTTTCGGGTAACCAAGTTTCTGATACAGGAACCTGTTGGTCCGCTAAAAAGTTAGCAAGACTATATGTAGCACCAAGAGCACCATCAGTTTCAGCCCATGTAAAACGTTCTAATAACACATTTCGTGAAAGTTGTTCGTTCATATCATGGACAGTCGTTTCGGTGGTTGATTCTATAACAAATATTGATCGGTCTACAGATACTTCTGAGTCATTTTGGACATCGTGGGTCAGTGAGGCAATTGTAGCTTCCTCATTCGGTTTACTACTCCGAGCTATTGTTTCATTAGTACTAGCAGCTTTCTGAAATTACTCTTACGGGACCAAAGCTATAGTCTCGGAAAGAGGTCCTACTGTTTTAATGGGGCTGCCATCGCATACAGTTTAATGCACACAAGAGAAATCAGCACGGTTTTCTATTTTATAGGGTTCCATAGAATCTGG